ATCCTGCTGCCATTGTCCATAGTCAGATCAGTCTGATTAATTGTCATGCCTAGCCCAGCTACTTTGCTGGCTAATGATCTAATCTGAGGCCACATCTGCTCTTTGACCTGCCTATACACACCAGATGTGGTGATAACTATGCTACCGGGATAGATCAGCGCATACCACAGTGCAGCAGGTGCAGCTATCATGGCAGTTTTTCCTGAGCCATTTGCCGCTTTCAATGCAACTCGCGCACCGGGCTTGCTCAAATCTAACAGAACTGACTTCTGCCAATCATAAAGTTTTATACCAAAATACTTCTCAGTAAAGACATCGCAGTCCGCATCTCTTGAGGAGACTTGGGTTTTCGCTGTTGAGCCAGACTGTTCTTCTGACTGTTTTGGTGTCTCTTTCGTTTTTGTTTCTGTTTTGCCCATAATCACTTACATCATATTTTCTCACAAACTCTCCCAAACTATTTGTCACCTGATAACAAGCCACAACATCACTCACAGCATGATAGCTGAACAGATAGAATGGGCACCTAAATGACCTACTAGCCCACTGTCCTGCCTCCATCTTGTTCCAATTAAGCATCTCTTTCTCATGTGTCCCAAATGCACACTCTCTGCTCTTAATCTCTGCCACTGCCTTAATCACTCCACCTCTAACAAACATGCCGTCTAGGAATGAATACTGGTCATTGGTGTATACCCAGCTATCACCGGGATGATTACCCAAAACAATATCCACACACTCCTGTTCAGCCTGTTCTATCACGCAAATAAAAAGTCACTCGTCTTCACTGGGACTTGCCCATTCCACGCTGGTTGCTGTTTCATCCCAGCATTGGCTAACTCCTCACCATGAGCCTTGGCAAATGATCCATTACCCATAACAAAATCAATAAACTTACGGCAGGAAGTTTCTCTCCATAAATTATCCCCACCACCTATTCGCCTCATACCCCACATCCATGCCATCTCTTGTGTAGTATATATGTTGTACCATCTCCACAAATTACCTATAGCCTCAAGGCCAACCTGCTGCATCAGGTCAGGATCATTCACAGCACACAAATCTTTCACATAAACCATTCCACCTGGTGCCAATAATCCACGGACTTTCTCAATCAGCTTACCAGGCTCAGTAAAATATCCAAAAGATTCGCAGAATATGATCCTATCAAACTTCCTGCCTCGATCATCCCACTCCATGAAATCAGCCAATTCCATATTTAAATCAGCATCCAACTCTCTACCCAACTCAATCTGCCTACTGCTAATCGTCACCCCGGTAACATCCAAAACCCCATTCTCCATGAGGCCAAGCATCACACCACCAACCCCACAACCAACATCAAGCACACTATGCTGTGGTGTAATCATCGCTCTACCCATCATCACTTGTGCAAAGTCTTTAGGCTTATCAGCAAATAATGATGATTGAATCAATGAACCATACTCATTCAAATACGCATCACTGAACCTGTCGTAATAATCTTTTATTTCCATTTGTGTTTTCTTCTCCTATTCACCCATAAAGCCATCTCTCTCTCGTCTATATACTTCTGCAACCTAGCCGCACTAATCTTAGCCTCAGCCTCATCCTCGTGATCGTACAGTGTCTCCTGGGGGAACAATGCACCTCTATCCAACCTAGTCCCAGCAGGTGAGTCCATGCCGTAACTATTCACCCATAACCTCCATGATCCATCATCCTCCTGCCTAGCGTAAATCGTCACAATCTATGTCCACCCCAGTCACATCCTGATACTCCTCCATAACCATCTCCTGCCAATTGAACACATAATCATCAAACTTCTCATCTGGCTCAAAGTTAGTCTGCACTCGTGTCTCCATCCCGGTAGGAGAACAAATAGCCTTGAGCCTAAACCAACGACCACTGCGATTGTTGGTCAGAATAAAATGATGGACTGGAGGTGGAGGTGTCATAGTTATCGACTAGCAGTGAATGCATCAACTCCCCACATATCCACTATTCTCATGCTGTCCATGACCTCTTGGACTTTTTCCCGTAAATCATCCAGACTGCCATTATTCTCAATGACTCGATGGAAACGATTGTAATCATCAAGCTCAGTCTCACTACTGTGAGAATCATCATTGCTAGTCTCACGATTAACCCGAATAAGAAAACCACCATGATCTCTGATGTAGTCAGCCTCATTCTTTAGCCTCACATCTGTGATCACTGAAAACATAGAACCATCTTCATCATCCGCATTAGCGCATAAGTTCAAACGCATCTGCCTGATCCAATAATCCTCCCCATTGTAATACCTGCGAAACTCAACCCCCCACCATTGCAGCATTGGTCTCCAGCGATCTTTATCCATCTCAATCTCAGCCAATGAGACACCAGTCACCTCAGACACCTCCCGCTTCAACTCATCAGCAAATGCAACTCGTCTGGCAGGTAGCGGGGATCTACGGTTATGAAGTAAATCAATCACCATGCCTCCTACAGTGTCTTTACCGCTACGCTTCTTACCTGATACTCCTATGACCATAGTGCTTATGTGGGTGTGTTTGCAGAATCCCCCGTGTGGGAGGCTTTTGATGGGGGTGGGGTGTCGGGATTGGTACCACCCAATATATGGGTACCCCCATGGTCATTTTCAGCAGGATGGTCAGGTGGTGGTGGATCAGTGGTGAGTTTCGCATCAGATGCATCTGGTTCCTCCGTTCCAATAACATTTGCAGCGGATACAACATCCGTATTTAAACGAGCAGACTGGAGGTGCATAAGCTGATCAGTCGTAATGGTTGAATCGATCTTCTGCGTTCTTACATCGACTTTCTTCGAGGTTGCATACTCATCACTGAACCGTGCTCCCAGAAGTTTCATGGCTAAATGACCATCCCCATTGGCTATGCCATCGTTAACAGTTCTCAGAGCAAATGCTTGGTATTCTGTCTCTGCTTGTAGGAGAGAACTCCTAAAGTCAGAGTAGGTGTCTAGCCAACTATACAAAGCAGTATTGCTGATCCCAACCATTGCTGCTGCTCTATTCACAGGCAGTCCACTCCTCAGATTCTTCAGAAATGACTCTACTCTTTCAGGAGTATAGGTCGTTGGTCTTCCCCCAATCTTACCAGTCCCATTCTTCTCCAATTGCTTTCTCCTGGCATCATAGACACTGGGAGGCATTTGAATCGGTGCACTGTGCAGATCATCGAGATTCTTTCTTCTCTCTGCTACTTCTTCTTCAGTTAGCTTAACCACTTTACCAGGCACAGGTGGCTTGGATGTAGCCTTCTTTCTTGCTGCTTTCTTTGCTGCCATCAGTCTTCGATTAGATATCCGCTAGGCCAACAGTCAGGCTTTGACGTTGTTGTGGTTAAACCGCTACTAATGCAGTGAGACTGTCGAAACCCCGCTTCATTGCTGTGAGATCTTTTCTCTCCGCACTTTGGGCACTTGAACCACAATCGGTCTTTGCTCTGCTTACACTTGAAGACAGGCAGTTGTTCTTCTGTACCATCCTCGTGTCTGTATTCTTTCATTTTTATTTTCATTATCGTTTCCATAAATTCACAACTGAGCCTGAGCCATTAACCATTTATTGTTCAGCATACCATTCGGTGCCACTGGAGGAGTGGACTTGAAGTGTGTCTCAAGCTCAGTTGTTTAAATCTCTCTCTCATATCTCCACTCAACATAGTCTCTTTGAGGCGTATATACACCTACAATCAATTTTTATTCCCCATCATGGTAACCACAGCGGGTAATAGCTAAACGTGTCTCAGAAAGCATTTTAGCAAACTGTGCTCTCTCCTCATCTGTCATCTGTCTTCTCGTCTCAGGTTTAGCCTCCACCTGCTTTGGTTTCTTGTATGGGCTAGGTGACTCGATGCCACTAGCCAACTGTCGCAGGTGATGCTCCATAGCCTTCAACTGCTTGTACTGTTCTTTGTCTTCTTTCTTAATCTTGTTGCCAGCAATGTCGTAAATGCCATTCTCCTCAATCTGCCTCATCTGTTCTCTGACTGTGTCCAGTTGCAGCTTGTAGGAGTAGGTTTCTTTGGATGATAATATTTTCATAGTTATCTAGACTATAGCTATAGTTGCAATAATAGAGATAATAGAGAGAGTATTAATATATATAGATATATATATACTATTACTACTATTACTATTATTACGAAATAAATGCATCTAAGTTATTGTTTACCAGTTGTTTCCCAATGTAGTTTTTATATTTTTCTACAGTGATGTCTTTCTCTTCTTGTAGTTTTTATTTTTTCTTACATGCCAGAAATAGATCATATAATCGTCATAAGTATAGTCGACTGGCATGATGTCATAGCGTCTCTTCATGGGGTTCTTCTCTTCTTAATATAACTCTTGGCGAACTCTGAGAATTGTCTGAACTGTTTGTCATATGCTGGTCTGGTGTCTCTTAGGTTCTGCACCATCTTTGTAGCATGTACAGCAGTGCCATGGTCTCTGTTCCACCAACCACCAACCTTCTTACAAGTGTAGCCAGCATCTCTTGCTATGGTTATGCATACGTTCCTAGGCCATACCAAATCAATTGTACGAGCCTTTGACTTCAACTCCTCTAGTGGTATATCCCAGTACTCACTTGCTGCCTCAGCAAGCAACCTAAGCTCTCTACTGCCGCCTGGAGGAATAGCTGGATATAGTTTCAATTCAGTTTCCATAACTCCAATGCTGGTGATCCAAAGTTGCCAGTGCTTCCTCGTGTTTTGTAGGTAGCTTTAACCACCACCCACTTGTCTCCATTTCTTTCTAAATCTTTTATCATATTATTAATTATCCACAGTTCATCTTGTTGGCGGCGTGGGAACGATATCGCCACACCACCCATGCTTTTAGCCTCTTCCTCAGTTATTGCTTGGTTGATTAAACTCATGATTAGGAGTGTATTTCTTTGATTCTTGCCAGATTATGTTAGCTGCACAGAATAGCCTCCATGCCGCTTGTAGTTCGGTTGGTGTCCATCTCTTCTCAATGACTGGTCTAGGATCTGTGGCACTTATTACCAGACTTATGCAGTTAGGATTTGGCCTCATTGTTTTCCTATATGCCGCCAACTGCCACACCCATGAATCGTGGAAAGATGGTTTCTTTTCAGCGTTCCACCGTTGTGTCTTGTAATCAATTAGGCACACACCTCTGACCCCATTAACCTCAGCAATCAGATCAATTGTACCTCCGTAGCCTAGCTTCTTATTAACAACAGTCTTTTCTGCTGCAATCACTCGCTTGAGGTTCTTCTGTGCCCATCTTATGTAGGTGTCTAAGTATGGAAATATTTCAGGATCTTCAGACTCGTCATATTTACCTAGATTCCACATCTCAATGGCATTGTGCACTCT